CCAAATGAAAAAGTTTCTATCAATGAAAATATCAATAAATTAAATATAACAAGTAATGTTATAAAAATTATAAATTGTGTATTCATATATTATAAAAATATATTAATAATTATAATTCACCAAATATACCTATATTTTTTACATTTTGAAATACATATTCTTCAATTGGAATTATTTGAGATGTTGTAAATGTACATGATAATATTACTCTAAATTGATTATCGCATAATTCATTACCTCTATGATATACCTTATCTCCCTCAAATAATAATGCATCTCCTTGATTTAATTGTAAATCTTCTGTTACATTATTATAATTTTTATATTGATAATTTCCACATGTTTTTTCAAATGTAACCGGTAATAATAATGTAAAAAATCGACCTTTATAATGATTTGTATCAAAATGCCAATCTATAAAATCACCCATTTTTTCATATACCACTAAACATAAACTATTTGGTTGAGTTAAAGGTGTAATATATACTTTCTCTCCAACAATATCTGAAATAATTTCAGGTAATGTTTGGTACCATTCTACAATTTCTGGAATCATAATAGTTAAATGTTTTAAACTAATCGCTTTTTGTCTTTTTTTCTTTATTTCAATACGATTACCATTATTTTTTGCAATTGATAATAATTGATCTATATATTGAGGTGGTATACTTAAATTTATTTTTTTAATATGACAAAAATTATTTTTTTGATCGTTACATTTTTTTAAATAATTTTTATATTTTGTTGTTCTTGTTATAAATGTTCCGCATATATATATTAATAATATTATGTATAACAATATAGAAAATATTATCATAGGAAATACTTTTATTTTTAATATATCATTTAATTTATCATCAATATTTGCATAACTATATATTACTGTAAAATATATTGAAAGAGTTATTACAATTGCATAATCATACATACTATTATATTACAAAATTATTTTTTTGTTAATTTATACCGTTAAATATTTAACGCTAGAATGAAACTTTTTTAGTTTTATCGTACCGTTTATAGATCTTTGATCTATAAACGTTAGAACCTCTTTAAAGAGAGGTTGTACCATTCTTGTTTTCTTTCTTCATAATTTACAATTGGTTTATTATATTTAGAATCACTATATTTATTATATGCAGTATTCCAATTAAAAACATCTTTATCCGGTATATCAGATAATTCAGGAATATATTTTCTTATAAATTTTAATTGTAAATCATACTCTTTTATTTTTTTGGGATTTGTTGGATCATATACTCGACCACTTTTAGTATTTGCTTTTCCATATCTATATCCAGGAATATCATATGGTCCTAATGTATTATTCCAATTACCATAATTATTCGCATAACAACAATCAATTAATAATTTTGAAAATTGTGTTTGTCCACCCCATTTTTCTTCAAATGGATTATGATGTAGTATTTTTATTGCAAAGTTAGATACATATAATCTTAATCTATTATGCATATAACCTGTTTGTAATAATTGACGAACACCGCAATCTATTAGTGGAAATCCAGTATTACCACTCCATAATGCTTTCGCTTCTGTTATATTATTTCGCCATTTAACATGAGGAAAGAATTCATCTGTAAAAGAATATTTATTATAATTAAATCTTGCAAGAATAAAAAAGAATTGTCTCCAATATAGTTGTCTAATTAATGGTGTTAATTTATATTTTTTCATTGCATCATATGTTTCGACAATAGAAATACAACCAAATTTTAAATATGTTGATAAAAATGTAGTATTATATGTTAATGTATCTCTTTCTGATTCATAACTTTTAAATTTTCCTAAATTACTTAATATTTTTAATGCATTTTTTCGTCCACCATTAACAAGTAATTCTATTTTATTATCATTATAAAAATGATGAATATTTTTTTTATATTGACCTGATATAGAATATATTTTATCAATAAAATTTTTTGGATGTAAAACACATTCTCTTGGTTTTATAGTAATTCCATGTTTATAAAATGCTCCAAAGATTTGATATATATTTTTTTTATTTAAATATAATTCCATAGTATTTAGACATAAATCATCCATATATTTTATTAAATTTATATTATGACTTTTACATTCTTTATCAATTAAATCATCTCTAATTAATGAATATTTACTATAATCTGCATTATATGATAAATGAGTTGGTTTGAGTTCTTTTATTAATTTTTTAATAATTAAATGTGGAGAACCATAAAAATAAAATAATTTAGAGTGAAGAGAATTTAATTCTGAATTTAAATCATCTAATGATTCAATCATTATTTGAATTGCAGGTAAAGAACGATAATGTTGATTTTCGTCCGTTCTATTTATTTGAAAAGGATCAAAAATAAATATAGGTATAATATTTTTAACTTCTTTTGATAATAAAAATAATGCATTATTATCTTCAAGTCTTAAATCTCTCCGAAAAATATGTATACCTTTTGACATAATATATTAAATAAAAATATTATATTATTATATATAAAATGGGAAACAATAATGTTAAACCAGACAATCAAAATGAAGTATATAATAAAATTAATGATCTTATTAATTCAAAAACAGAAGGACATTCATCTGAACAATATGGTGGTATTACTTTTAAAGTAGGTGATACTGTTATATTAAAAAACGATAAAAATATAGAAGGTACACTAATGAAAGAAACAAAAATTGTTGGAGAGAATTCAAGAGCGTGGAGTGTTACAATAAATAAAACAGGTGAAACTCAAATTTGGAAAGAAGCAGTAATGATAAATAAAAGAGAAGAAGATGAACGTAAGAAAAAAGAAGCAGAAGCGGAGGAACGTAAGAGAATAGAAGAAGAGGCACGTAAGAAAAAAGCAGAAGAAGATCGTATTAAAACAGAAAAAGTTGAAGCGGAACGTAGGAGAATAGAAGAAGAAAACCGTAATAAGAGAGAAGCGGCGGCGGCGGAAAGTAAGAGAAAAGCAGCGGAGGCGGAGAAACAAAGAAAAATAAGAGAATTAAATGAACAAATCAATAAAAATAAAAATTTAATAGAAAATGCTAAAATAAATTATTCTAAATTTCAAGAGGCGAAAAAGCAAGAATTTGAAAAACAAATCCAGACTTATAATACCATAATTGCCAATTTAGAAAAAGAATTATCTGAATTACAAAGATCATAAATTATTTATTTATAAATTTGGGTATAAATAAATATCGATATATACTGTAATTAAGATGGAATTATTACAATATTTTAAAAGACCAGTATCAAATTTAGTGAAAATTCATAATAAAAATTATAGACACTTATTACCTGAAAGTGTACAATTATTTAATGTATATCAGAAATTTTTTCATGATAATAAATCATATGATTTATATGGTTGGATAAATGATAAATTAATTGATATATATCCAACATATAATTCTATCTTAATGTTTGAGGATTTACCTGTATCTTGGAGTAATTATATACATAATATTTTATCAGTAACAGGAATGAAAAAAATAGACATATTAGTATATAATCTTAAATATAATAAATATACCAATGTAATTCATTACAATGTAGATATAGATAATACAAAAATAAACCATGCATCATGGACAATAACAGATAAATGGATAACCGCATCAAGTACAAAAAATTTTATTATGGAAGATACTATATTAGATATATTACGTAAAAATTCAAAAATATCTTCAGAAGAAGAAAATTCAGATGAAGATAATATGAATAAAAAAAGAAAAAGATCTGATGAAATTACCGAAGAAAAAAATACGAATAAAAAAAGGAAATTGTCTGAAGAAATATCAGATGATGAAATTAAAATAACAAAAAATAAGATTGATGATAAAACGGATGAAAAAATAAGAATGGATATGGGTAATAAATTTGAAAGAGACATAATAGATATATTAATAAAAAAGTATTATTTAGATTTTACAAAGATCGCAGAATCTTTTGAAGCGAAAAGTAATGAAAAATATAATAATACAATTCGTGCAATGAAACAAAAATTTCCAATTATTCATCAAGGAGTACTCCATAATCCTGAAAAAGAAGAATATGGTTGTGTTGATTTATTGATTAGAGGTGATTGGATGGAAAAAATATTTAATACCACATATTCCAATTTTTTAGAAAAAGACCATTATGTAATAGTGGATATTAAATTTCATAAATTACAACTAAATGTAGATAAATTAACAATTCGTAATGAAGGAATGATTAGAGTATTTAAATCTCAATTATGTGTCTATAATAATGCACTTGGTGTAATGCAAGGATATAAACCAAAAAATGCATTTATATTGGGATCAGGGTGGTCATTATCAAAAATGGAAAAGGGTCAAACAATTGTAGAAAAATGTTATGATCCTTTTGATCGATGTGGGATTATTGATTTTGAAAAAAAAGATTATGATATTGTTGAAAAAACGGATGCTGCAAGACAATGGTTAAGAGAATTAAATAATAATGATTTTAATGAAAATCAACCAAAATATAATCATAATTATCCAAATATGTCAAATCCATATGATTCTATGTATAAAGAAAATAAAGAAACTATTGCAAATGAAAAAAAAGAGATTACATTAATTAGTTACGTCAGTCCTAAACATAGACAAATTGCATTAGAAAATGGTATAAATAATTATTTAGATAAAAATATTACGAGTGAAAAACTAGGAATAAAGGGAAAAACAGGAGAGGTAGTAGAAACATTATTAAATAATCAAAAAGAAATGGATAAATTAATTCAAGGAAATTATTGTTTACCTGAACAAAGTCAGATAGAATTATTTTTAGATTATGAATTTTTTTATAATTTTGAAACACATGAAACAGTTCCATATTTATGTGGTATAGGGATTGTAAATAAAGATAATAATAAATGGGGATTTGAAAATGTAGTTTTAGAAAATACAAAAGATGAATTATTAGAGAAAATGTGTAAAAAAATAATAGAAATAATTCAAAGAAATTGTCTTAATAATAAAATTAGGATATATACATGGACAGATACAGATAGAAGAATATTTACAGATCAATGTAAAAAATTTAATTTATTAGATGAGATAAAAAATATTGAATGGATCGATGGATATAAATTTTGTCTGGACAATAGAATTAATTTTAAAGATGCTAAAGGTTATGGATTAAAAGAAATTGGAAGTATATTAAATAAACATAAATTAACAGATGTAAATTGGAAAAATAATTTATCAAAATCAAATGGTGCATATAAATATTATATGAATAATCAAAAATGGATTGAAAAAGAAGATGTATTATATTATAACGAAATTGATTGTCAAATAATGTATGAAATAGTTAAAAATTTACGAAAATTTCAATCTTGAAATTTAATTTGTGTTTATAGTATATGAACTATGCATCTTTTGCACCATATAATCAAAATGCAATAATTTCTCAACCATTAGATTCTAATCAAAATGATGATACTGAAAATGATTATAAAATAATGAATGACGATAAATTACCAGGACCAGTTAAACAAATATGGTCATCTATAAAAGACAAAAAAATGTATTTAATAAAACAAAATCAATTAAATACAATATATATAAATAACTATCAACATAGGGATACAAATATAGAAATAATAAATTATATAAATATTACATGGCAAAATTTATTAATGTATAATATTCCAATTAATATATTAATGATATTTAAAAATAGATTATTAGAATTAAATTCATTAATTGGTGTACCGTCGATTATTTAAGTCTGACTTGTAGCGTTCGTGTTTAAATTTGGCGCTTTACGGTAAAAAATTAAATAAAATTATGATTTTTATTTAATTTAACATATTTGAAATAAAAATAAACGCTAATACGATAGCGGCAACAATTAATAATTTATTTGAATCAGATACAGCAGGGTCAACTAATTGAGATAATACAGGGATTTTAGATACGGTATTTTCAATATCGTTTACAACATTATTGGCGTTTCCAGAATTAGAAGGACTGATAATAAAATATACTACTACTCCAATTATTACGCATAATATTAAAGTATCTACTGTAGATGAACCAGTTGAAAGAGAGAAATGTTCTTTTGTTTTTACACCATTAAAGTGTTCATTGGTATTTGGTTGATTTTTTTGAATAAATTTTGCAAGATTTTGATTTTTATTTATATTATCAAATGATTCAGATGGGGTTAAAGAATTTGTTTGAATAGATTCTACTGGTGCAGTAGGTACACTAGAAACAGGTCCTGTTATAGTATTGGTAGGAGTAAAAGAAACAAGGTTAGGTAGTGCAGTACTTGCAGTTACTGGAGAAGAAACAACGGGTGAAATATCAGATCCTAATACAGATGTAGGTAAACTAGATGTATTTTGTAATAATGTGTAAGAATTATTAATATCAGATCCCAAGTTAGATGATAATACAGGAGTTGCATTATTTTCATTTACTACAGGTAATACAGGAAATGAAACGGGCGCCGCAGGTTGAGATTCAGTTACAGGGTTAGTGATAGGACCAACTTGACCAGATAATACAGAATCAACTTCCGCAAATCTAGATGAAAGACCTTTATTATCTATTACAGATGACGGTGCAGAAGTTGCTTCTACTTCAGCAGCGGAATATGAATCAATAGAATATGCAGTAGGTTCGGGACATGGTTGTACACTGGATGGACTTGACATTGTTAATATATATATATCAAGAAATTAATAAATAAGAGTTATATAAATATTATTTTTAAAATTATAACTAAATATTTAATATTCTTTGTTTTTAGATTAGAATGAAATAAATATACTTTTTATATAATATGAAAAATATTGATCAATCATGGATAAATATTTTACACTTAGATATTTTTCAAAATATTATAAATTTATTAAAAGATGATATAATTCCATCCAAAACTAAACTATTATTACCTTTTACATTTTTTAAATTAAATCAATTAAAAGTTGTTTTTATAGGACAAGATCCATATTCTAATCCTAAATATGCAAATGGTTTAGCATTTTCTGTTGATAAAAATATTAAAATTCCTCAAACACT